CAGATTTCGGAAGTTCTTCAAACAGGTGTTACGTCTGATGGGGATGACTCGGAAGGCGTAGGCAACATGAAGGGTCACGGCATCGGCGCCCTTCGTACTAACCGTTATCGGCGTTTCTTCGAGGAACATGGCTATATCCATAGCTTCATCTCTGTGAAGCCTAAAACGATCTACGCTCAGGGTCTGCCCCGCACGTTTGCGCGCCGGACGCGTGAGGATTTCTGGCAACGCGAGTTGCAACATATCGGGCAGCAGGAGGTGTATAATTACGAGGTTTATGCGGCGCACTCCGACGCAAATGGTACTTTCGGGTATCAGGATCGTTATGACGAATACCGTAGGCAGGAGAGTTCAATTGCTGGTGAGTTCCGAACGACTCTTAACTTCTGGCATATGGCGCGGTTGTTTAGCTCCGATCCTGCTCTCAATGCTGATTTCGTTGCTGCTAATCCTACTGATCGTGTCTACGCTACATCTGACACTAACGAACTATGGGTGATGGTGAATCACTCGATACAAGCCCGGCGGATGGTTGCCGCTTCCGGTAAATCGTTTACCTACTGAGGTGTCTCATGGGTCGTAATAGTATGATCGATGACGATGGCTTCGAGGTTCTCTCTCCGGAGCCTGTTGCTATCCCGGCGCATCTGAAGCGCCCGTTGACTCTTGCGGAGCAGGTCCGGCAGTCTATCCGTACTGAGTTCTCTCGTATGGCGGCGGACTCGGGCTTTGAAACTTTCGAGGAGGCTGATGACTTTGTGGTCGGGGATGATTATGATCCCACAAGTCCGTATGAAATGGACTTTGACCAGGAGGTGTACAGTGACCCAGGAAACCAAGGCGGGGATGATCGAACGCCGCAAGATGCTTCAGGCGGAACTGGAGAAGGCGAACAAGAAGTACGCGGAGGCAGGGCGCCATCGGACCAAGGTGCTCAAGGACCTTCAGGAGGTAACGGAGGCTCTGGCTAACACAATATCGTAACGGCCCTTTAGGGCCTTCCCCAGCCTTTTTGGGTGGGGGGATGGCAAGGTTCTCAAGCGTAGCGTACCTTGCGAAGGGGGGCGGGTTTCCCGCCCCCCTTTCCTGCGCCCGGAGGGCGCGAAAGAGTGGGCTTACTTGATGCCCACTATGCTAGGTGACACCGCATGGCTCGGCGTCGTTCTTCGTCCTCGGGGCGCGTTCCCCCCCGGAATGCTAACCCCCGGTTGCCCCCGAGGTTCTCTGATTTCAATGATGCATGGCTTCGCCAAATTGCCGAGCGACAGTACGTTAGGTTTGTCGATCTGACGTCCATCGAGGATCGTAGGCGGTGGCACCCTAATAGGCTTCGATCGATCCCTTCGGGTCCGGCCCCTCAGGGCTTCCAAAGTCGGCCGCGTGTTATCATCGTTCCGGAGGGTCACCCCCTGGCGCGCCTCGCTCCTTACGGTGGGCGGGTCCCTCTCCGTAAGTTGTTGCACGATGATGGTCGGATCCGGCGCCGGTCGCTGGATGATTTTGTTGAGGCGCAGATCTGGGACAAGTACGGCGGTAAGCAAACGGTTTACCGTGCAGGGCATTTAAGTCGGCGTGTGGGGTTTCAACATCCGTGGCAGGTGATAATCTGTGTTCGGCGCAAGCGTCGCCGGGAAGTTATGTTCGCGATCGGGAAGGCGGGTTCCGGTCAAAAGCGCCAGCGTCGGCCCCGTCGCAATGAGTGGTCTGAGGTGCGTTGCTAATGCCTTTTCCTGCTGCTGCCGCTGCTGTCGGCGCCGATGTGCTTGGTTCTGCCCTGGGTTATTCGAGCGCCAATAAGGCGAATCGTCTTCAGAAGCAGATGGCCCAAAACTCGATACGTTGGCGCGTCGAGGATGCTAAGGCCGCTGGTATTCATCCGCTCTATGCGCTGGGTGCGCCGGTGATGAATTCTTCTCCGATGGTCGCGGATTTTTCCGGTCTGTCTAACGCGGGTCAGAATATTATGCGCGCTGTGGAGGCCGCGCGGGACTCTAAGGAACGGGCGATTGCTCGTAATGCCCAGGCTGCTCAGACTGCGGTTCAGCAGCAGGCCGATAAGCTTCAGCTTGAAAATATGGGTCTGCAAAATGATTATCTTCGCTCTCAGATCGCGCGTCTCGGTGCATCTCAAGTACCTCCCCCTTTTCCGGAGATGGGTTCTCTTGGTGGGTCTTCCGGAGGGCGCGTTCAGGCCCAACCCGCTACGCCCATTATTAACTCCCCTCATAACGCAGCTCGCGAAGCAGGGGTGGTGACGGATTTCGGGTACGCGCGCAGTGACGCTGGCGGATTGGTGGTAGTGCCGTCCTATGATGTGAAGCAGCGTACTGAGGATAATATTATCCAGGAGGTCGCTTGGGCTTGGCGTAATCAGATGGCGCCAGCGATTGGCGGTCTTCGTCCCCCGTCCGCTCGTGAATTTCCTCTTCCTGCTGGGTTTGACCGTTGGCGCTGGTCTGCGGTGCATCAGCAGTTTCTGCCGTACGATTCTCGGCGTTCCGAGTTTCTCCTTAGCGGGAGGCGTGTGCGGGCGCTTCACGCTGGCCCTGTGGACCCCGCACGGTTGAGGATAAGATAATGCGTTTTCGTCGTCGTCGTCGTATGCGTCGCCGCGGTTACCCTGGCCGCCGTCGGTTTAAGCGTCGTAGGTCGGGGGCTCGTCCGTTGCGTATTGGGTATCGCTTCTGATGTTATGCAAAAAGCCGTTTCATAAAAATGGTGCGTCCTTCGGTTGCGGGCAGTGTATGCCTTGCCGTATAAACAAGCGGCGTTTATGGACTCACCGTATTGTACTGGAGGCGCTGGTTTCGGCCAGCGCTTCATTTATTACACTGACGTATGAGGATATGCCCGAGAATGGATCGCTTGTACCAAGAGACCTGTCACTGTGGCTTAAACGCTTCCGTAAGGCTGCCGGACCCCACAGATTCTTCGCTGTTGGAGAGTATGGAGATCAGTCTTGGCGCCCACACTATCACGTTTGTCTGTTTGGCCCGCGAGCTGAAGATGGTGATCTCGTGCAGCGGACATGGGCTCTCGGTTTCACCAGTGTGGGTACCCTCACGTTTCAATCGGCGGCGTACTGCGCCGGATACGTAACTAAGAAAATGACGGTGGTTGATGATGTGCGACTCGGAGGAAGATGTCCTGAATTTGCCCGTATGTCTTTGCGTCCGGGAATCGGGGCTGTCGCAATCCCGCAAATTGCGGATAGTCTGCGTAACCCTGCCGGGGAGCGCGAGATCGCTCGTCTCTGTGACGTGCCAGACGTGTTACGTCACGGTCCTACGCTCTACCCTTTGGGGCGTTATCTCAGAGCTAAACTCAGAGCCGGTCTCAACGTAGAGGGTCGCGGTAATGGCCTCGATATATTCAAGGAGTCGGCGCGGGTGCAGGCTTTGTATGCTGCTCACAAGGCGTCTAAGAGCACTAAGACGTTCGCAGCGGTTATGGAGGAGAAGAGGCAACAAAAAATCTTGAACATGGAAACGAAAGCTAAGGTTTTTTCTAAGAAGGGCGGAGTATGAAAAGGTCTAAGTTCTCACTGTCGAACTATAAGCTTCTGTCGATGGATCAGGGGTATCTCACCCCTTGCGGTCTTCTGGAGGTGCTTCCGGGTGACTCTATTCAGCAGGCTACTTCCTGTCTGGTGCGCGTTCAGCCGTTGTTGGCTCCCATGATGCATCCAGTGGATATTCGCATTCACCACTGGTTCGTCCCGCATCGTCTCGTGTGGTCGGGTTGGGAAGATTTTATTACGGGTGGTCCCCATGGGGAGGATGATACCGCGTTTCCTTACATCAAGGCTCCTGCGGTTGGTGGTGTACCTGTTGGTAGTCTTATGGACTATTATGGCGTACCTACTGGTGTTCCTAATCTTGAGTTCTCTGCCTTGGTACGTAGAGGCTATGGGTTGATTTGGAACGAGTGGTATCGTGATCAGGATTTGCAGGCGGAGCTGCCGGTTGGCGTGGACGTCGATGGACTTGATACGGTTACGGCGTTTGGTATTCAGAAGGTCGCGTGGGAAAAGGATTATTTCACGTCCGCTCGCCCCTGGCCGCAGAAGGGTCCGGATATTACGTTGCCTCTTGGTACTACGGCCCCGGTTCTTGGTATCGGTATGCAGGATAATGTGACCTATGGCGCGGGCGGCACGAATTGGAAGCAATCTGATGGCTCTAATACTTCAGTGGGGTCCTGGGGCTCTCCTGGTGGGCTTGGCGCTATCCAGGTCAAAGGTAATAACACCACTAAAGTCCCTGATA